TCATTTCTGCCTAAAGACACGGTTATTTATGTGCAGGTGAACGGTGGCGACAAGATCGCAGCCATCAGGGAAGCATCAGTTTCAGGAAGTCTGTTCGCAACCGAACTTATATAAGTATGACTAAAAAATTGTGGATTGATAAGCCAGATAGCAAATCGACTTTAAAAACTCGAATGCACATTGACGATTCAGAAAACAAGTATCACTTTGAGGACATTCAGGATGTCGCACCGATATTGGAAATGAACAAGAAAGAAGCCAATATGGGTGCTGATGCCTACAAGGTCAGGGGAATGCAAGATGCGAAAATGTACAAGGTCGCATCCATCCCACTGATTATTGTCCAGCAATTGGCGCAAAAAGGAATTATGTCCAATGGAGGTCAGATTCTTGACAAGCCACGATTTAAAAAATGGATCAATGATCCAGACAACAGATATTTTAGAATTTATCAAGGAAACATATAATGGCGTTAGACACCTACGCAAATCTTAAAACGGAGATTGCCAACTATTTGAACAGGTCAGACCTCACGGACAACATTGACACGTTCATTGACTTGGCGGAAGCACGACACGCAAGGGATTTAAGGGTGCGTGAGATGGAATCCGATGATGTTTCAACCACCACTGTTTCCGGCACTCAAAGTTATAATCTGCCTACAGGTTATCTGGAGATGAGATTTGTCACCTGGCAGTCCAACCCTTACACCTATCTGGATTATATGTCTCCACCTGACTTGTTCAGAGTGTATAATGCGGGAGAAGGATCTGGAACGCCACGCTACTACACTATTTTAGGAACGAAAATTTATCTGGGATTCCAACCTGATGCAGCTAATGTTTTAGAATTAGGAATATTTAAAAAATTAACTGCCTTATCAAGTTCTAATACATCGAATGATATTTTAACGAATTATCCTGATCTGTATTTATACGGATCACTGGCTGAATCAGCACCATTTTTGATGCAGGATGAAAGACTGCCAGTCTGGGCGGGATTGTACAAGGAGGGAGTTAAATCCGCCAACCTGTCATCTTCACAAGGAAGGACATCCGGTGCGCCTTTGAATATGTCAGCTAAAATGGTGGTGTAAATGATTGAGTTTGGTGAATTATTTGCCGATCTTCCGACTTATAAAAATCAAGGTGCTATCAAGGTGGATGGAGTCATCCCTGCCAAAGTAGGCTACAGGGGATTTCCCAATTTTGCCGAGAGAAGCACCAACGCTTTAGGAACGACTGCCGTAGGACTGTTCACAGCGTTTTCCTCTACAGGATCAACCAACTATGCGGGTGACACGACAAAACTGTATCAGTATGATTCTACGCAGACGTTCAATGACAAGTCAAAATCAGGAAACTACTCAAACTCCACAACGGAGAATGACCGGGATTTCTGGTCATTCACGCAGTTTGGAAGCAGGGTCATAGCGACCAATTACGCAGATCCGATTCAGTATTATGATGAAACTTCGAGCAGCTTGTTCGCAGACCTCATCAGCACCATACACGCAAAGTATATCTGCACGGTTCGAGATTTTGTCTTTGCAGGGTACACGAAGGAAATTGAAACGGCAGAAGATTTTGATTCTAATGCTATTTCAAGCAATGAAATAACGATCACTGCTCACGGATGGGCGACTGGAAACACGGTTGTCTATGACAGGAACGGAAATACGGCACTTACGAATCTTACGGATGGCGACACTTATTACGTCATCAAGGTTGACGCTGACACGATCAAACTGGCTACAACCAACGCTAATGCAGTGGCAGGAACTGCCATTACATTATCGGCTACAGGCGGATCGGAAACACACAAACTGCAAAAATTCACAACGAATTTTCAACGGGTAAAATGGTCAGCACTTAATGACAGCTCCGACTGGACTGCGAGTACGGCAACTCAATCCGGTTATCAGACGATACCTGGAACTCACGGAAAAATTCAAGCGGTTGTCGGTGGTGAGGATTTTGCAACCATCTTTTTTGAAAGAGCAATTTACAGGGCGGATTATACAGGATCTCCATTGATCTTTACCTTTAATAAGATCGCAGACAACATTGGAGCATTTGCTCCTCGTTCAGTTGCCTCATTCGGCAATATGATTTTCTTCCTGGCTGATGACGGTTTTTATAAACTGACAGGCGGACAGCAGCTAGAGCCAATTGGAAACGGCAAGATAGATGATTTCTTTTATAGCGATCTTTTAACAAACATTGACGGCATCACATCCGCAATCGATCCGAATAACAGCTTGGTTGTTTGGTCGTATCGAGGAGATGGTGCGACTGGAGCAAGTTCATTAAACAATAAATTATTAGTCTTTAACTATGCGGTTAATAAATGGAGTACGGCAAGTATTGATTTAGAATACTTAGGCACTTCAGCACAAGAGGCGTTCACGCTTGAAGCTCTCGATGAAATTTCATCTTCCATTGACACGCTTCCTTACAGTTTGGACTCGTATCGCTGGTTAGACGGCTTGATTGGTCTGAGTGGATTCAATTCCTCGCACAAGTTCGGCAAGTTCAGTGGAACTAATGTCGATGCNACNATTGACACAAAGGAATTTGAAGGTGCGGAAGGAAAGAGAAGCACCCTCATCAACTGTACGCCCATTGTCGATGTGAACGGATATTCTGGAACTGTGACGGCAACGCCCATCACTCGTTCCTCCCAAGCTGACGCAGTGACGGTTGGAACGGCTGTGAGTGAAAGATCAAACAACGGTGACTGTCCTCTTCGATCAACGAGCAGGTATCACCGCATAAGAGTCATTGCTTCAGGTAATTTTACAACTCTGTCCGGTGTGCAAGTTGAAGCTAAACCGGAAGGAAAAAGATAGTGGCGACAAGTTCCTATAAGACAGTGCCACTGTCCGTACCTGACCAGTCAGTGCATTTAAGGATGATATCCCTTGCATTGAACAACACCATCGCAGGAAAGGTCAACAGCACGGGATCAGCAACATTGACGGCTAGTGCCACGACAACCGTTCTCACGGATGAGAGAATTGGAAGCGGGTCTGTCATTCTTTTTATGCCTACTACGGCTAATGCTTCAACGGCTTACGCAAACTTATATGTGTCAGCCAGGATTGAAGGATCAGCCACGCTGACGCATTCAAGTTCAGCCAACACTGACCAGACTTTCGGTTATGTCATTTTTGGATGATCGTAAAAGTACCGCCAGAGGACTTATTCATCATTTGGAACGAGGTTGAGCCGCTAATAAAAAAAGCTCTTGATGACTGTTACAAGGCACAGGACATTTTAGACGGCTTGATGGAAACCAGATTCCAACTGTTCATCAGTTGGGAGGACAGGGTGGAGAGTGCTGTAGTGACGGAAGTCGCCCAGTATCCTCAAAAAAAGATACTACGATATTTTCTTGCAGGAGGAGAAAATATGAACAATTGGCTGGAGCCGATACAAAAAGAAATTGAACAATTTGCAAAGGACAACCAATGCGATGCGATAGAAGTCGCAGGTCGCAAGGGATGGACAAGAAAATTAAAAGGATATGAACAAAAAATTTATTTATTTACTAAGGAGCTATAATGTCAAAGGGCAGTAATCCCCAGAACATAACAACTACGACAGCTACAGAGCCGTCTGAATTTGTAAAACCTTATTTAACCGAAGCGGTTGGTCAGGCACAAGATTTATTTCAGTCAACCACGCCTAACTACTTCCCAAGCCAGACTTACACTGATTTCGCACCTGAGACAACGGCAGCCTTGAACCTGGCGAGTGCAAGATCATTAAACAACCCTCTTCTGGCGAGTTCACAGGGCGAGATTAATAAGATTTTACAAGGAAACTATTTAGATCCAAGCAGCAACCCATATTTAAGCCAACTCTACGAACAAATGGCTGGAGACGTTACTTCAGGCGTTCAATCACAATTCTCAAAAGCGGGAAGGTTGGGATCGGCAGCGAATCAATCAGTATTGGCTAGAGAGTTAGGTGACTTGGCAAACAAGGTCTATGCACCAAACTTTCAAGCTGAACGAGACAAGATGTTCCAAGCAACGCAACTTGCTCCACAATTGGCGGCAGCCGACTACCAGGACATACAGGCACTGGGCGGAGTTGGTCAGACCAAAGAGGCTATGGAAATGGCTAAGATACAGGATGCTATGGCTCGTTTTGATTTTGAACAGCAAAAACCGTATTACAAGTTAAGGGAATACCTGGCATCAATAGGAGCTTCCGCTCCACAGACAACGGCAACAACCAAGCCTGTCTTTAGAAATCAATTAGGCGGACTGCTTGGCAGTGCGATGGAAGGAGCTAACTTGGCTAACTTAATTACTCCAGGACAAAATCTAGGTCTTGGTGCAATCGGTGGCGGACTTCTGGGAGCATTTGCGTAATGGCAAATTTTTATTTAGATCAGTTAAAGAAAAGCAGAGGCACAGACTTGTATGGTGGCAGATCGCCACAAGATGAAGTGCTTTATGGTTTTGATACAACTGTTGACTTTAATAAAGGAGGAACAGCTCCTGTTCTTCAAAACTCTTTTATGCAAGGAGTATCCAGATTAAATCCAAATTTTAGTGCTTTAAACACAGCTCCATTTCAAACAAGGGAAATAAGCAGTCCTTTTTTTAGAAATAAGTTATTTAATCAATTGGGTGGATCATATTCCGATCAAGCGACAGGCAAAAAAAGTGGAATGCCTCCGTCTCCAATCACAACAGGAAATAAAACTGGTGCGGTGGACACACCTCCGAACTGGAGATCAAACCTGCTGAACTACATTGTCTCGCCAAAAGGAAGAGGAATGGNACAAGGTCTTTTAGAGGGTAGTGGCTATTCGGATGTTCCAGTTCCCTTTAGTCAGGTACTCGCATTAGGAACAAAAAGATCAGGCGAAGCTGAAACAGCAGCAGATGCCAAAGCTCTTGCTGAAAGACAAGAATTAATGAACAATCTTTTAGTTCAAAGTCAAATCTATAAGAATTATCAGCCATCAGGAAAAACCACAGATACATACAGACCTATGGATGCTGCTGAAAAAGCAAAATGGGGATTACCTCCAGATGCTCCTGTTAGATTTAACATAAATAAAAGAAAACCAGAGATGATAACTTCAGGTGGCACTAATGTTACTTCTAATGTTACTGTGGAAGCTGAAGGTAAAGGAACAGAAGATTTTTTTGAAGGAAGAGGTAAGGATTTTAGTCAAACTATAACTAATATTGGCAATATTTCATCAGCAGCAGATATTGATAATCAAGCATTGAATAGATTTGAACAATTATCTGAATTGGCAAAAACAGGAAAAACATCAGAATTGTTATCTGATATTCAAGGATGGGCAGATAGTCTAGGACTTGATTTATCTGGTTTAGATTTAGCCAATATGGGTGCTACACAAGCATTAAATTCTGTTGCAGGTCGATTTGTTATGCAACAAGTTCAAAAAACCAAAGGTGCTGTATCCGACAGAGAGATGGCATACTTTATGAAAATCTCTGCCAACATAGGCAATAGCCCTCTTGGTAATCAATTGATTATCAATATGGCAAGATCAATGAATAATAGAACAATAGATGAAAACAATTTATTACAAACTTTTTTAAGTGAACAATATGCAATTAGCGAAGAAAGAAAAGCAAGAGGAGAAAAACCTCTTTCTGGTTATGCTTTAGAATTAGCTTGGAATAAAGAAAAAGAAAAATTTAGAAAAGAGAATCAATTATTTACTGGAGACATTAAAGACGAAATAAAAGCATTCTACAAAGAAAACGATATAGAATATGTGGATAGTACAAAAAAGATTGAAGAAACTTTAAGCAAATATCCTAAAGCTAAATATACTGGTGTTGCTGATGATGGAACATTAGAATTTACAATTGTCATTGATGGCAAAGAACATTTTTTATACATTGAGGCATAATCAATGAGTGAATTAACAACTACAAGGAAAAAGAAAAAAAATGAAAATGTTGATTCAGATGGTTTTACCACTGAAAAAAAACAAAGCAAGTTCAGTGCCATTACTGAAACAGCAGGAGATTATGTTTCGGATGCAGGGAGGCTTGTAAAAGAAGCAGGAACTTCAGCAATATCAACTGTACCCTCGATGCCGGAGAGTCTTATTAATCTTTTAAGTATGGGTAAAAATTTTGCATCTAAACAGTTAGGATTAGCGCATCCTGACCAACAAGCAAAGCATATAGATATTCCTTTTTTGCCAAGTTATTCAGAAGCAAAGTCATTTTTTCAAAGTCCAACACAAGGAACTGCATTTAAAGCACAAGAAGGAATACTCTCGCAAGGAAAACAAAATGAAATTAAAATGGGATTATTAGAGAAAGGCATTTACCCTAATAGTCCTGAATGGAAAAACCAATACTATAATGCTGTTAATGAAGCACTTGGAATGCCAACAAATGAATACGAAACGAAGGCAGGAGAGATTTTATCTACACCTGCTGAATGGTTTGGTATGGGATTTCCATTTGGCAAAACAGCATCGAGAATAAGTGGTTTTGCAGGTGGTGTTAATGAAGCACTCAAGGCAATTGGCATTGATGAAACACACGCTTTGGTTGGATCGTTAGGACTTGATTTTGCCCTAACTTTGGCAGCAGGAGTAAGAAATCCTAAAATCATTAACCAGTTCAATGACAGCGTTAAGTATGCTTTGCAACAAGGTAAAATTAAAGATGCAAAACAATTAATGCAGTTTGCCAAAGAGAATAACATTCCTTTATTGGGAGTGGAAGCTCTTGCACAGGCAACAGGCGATAAATCTTTAATTAAATTGGCAAAACTTGTTGCTCAATCGGACAAAGGAAAAAAATACTTTTTAGGATTGAATAACAGGCAATTAGTTCTTTCAGAAAAATCAGAACAATTTGTTAATGATTTTTTTGGTGCAGGAAATCTCCGATACCTTGATGTTACTGAAAATATGGTGCAGAGCATTCAAAAGGCAAGAGATGGCTTGATGAAAAAGATTAATGCTCACGCAAGAAAAACAGGTTATAAAAATTTTGATGCCTCTCTTGTGGGAACACAAGCAACCAATGATGTGTATGAAACATTAATTAAATTATCTAAATCCACAAGCATAGAATCAAGCAAATCTAAAGCTCTAGTTCGTATGGCTAATGAAATAAAGGGCAAGGATCAAATAGCATTACAAGCGTTATCACAAGGTTTGTTCAAGGATATTAAAGGATTTAAAATTACCAATCCAAAAGAAGCAGGTTATCTTCAAGAGATCAAAGGTTATGTAGATGTAGCTTTAAAGCAAATTGACGGCTATGAACAAGGAAATAAAGTTTATCAAAAACTTTTCAATAGACTGGTTGCTCCTTTAGATGCAGCTTTGGATATTAGAGGAAAAGAAGCAACAATGGGTTTGCTTGAAAAAGTTTTGTTAGGAAAGAACGATTATGTTTCAGTTAGTTCACTTGCAAAGCAGTTAAATAAAATTGATAAAAAATTATTTCCTGAAGTGGCACAGACATTATTTAGTGAAGTTTTGGGCAAAGTTAAAATTAGCGAAAGTATGGGTGGTGCAATTAAAAATGCCTTTTATGGAACTAGCAACAAACAAAAACAAATTGAAGCTATTTTAAGAGGAGTGGCTAACGCACAAGGAAAAGATCCGAATAAAGTCATTAAAGGTTTTAAGGCATTCATTGATACAATGGAGGCAACCTCCAAATATTCAGGTGGAGAGTCCATTACAGCTAAAGCACTTCAAACAAGTGAAGGTATGGGATCAAAACTTGGTAAATTAAATCTTGGAACTCCTTTTGCTTGGTTTGATACTTTAGTTGCAAATAAAGATTGGGATAAACTAGGACAAATTATTACTTCTCCTAATTCAATAGATATTATGGTTAGACTGGCAAATACTCCTGCTTATCAAAGAAATTGGAGATTATTGCTTTCACCATTAGCTAAAGAGGGAGCATTGGTAGAAGATAAGGAACAAACACAAAAGAAATATAAGGAATTACAATAATGACAGTATCAAATTACAGCACCACAGCCGACAGCAATAGTACGATCAATTCGATCAACATTGCCGAAGGTTGTCCTCCAAGCACGGTCAACAACGCCATCAGGAATGAATTATCTGATTTAAGAACTTATCTGAATGACAAGGAGTGGTTCATCGTAGGAGACGGAGACGGAGCTTGTACTTTCACCTATTCCAGTGCAACGGCTGTAACAGTGGCTTCTACCGATGTCACAACGGCACATCACGCAAACAGGCGGTGCAAGGTTGTAGGATCTAATACTGGAACCATTTACGGATTTATAGCTTCATCAAGTTTTTCAACGAATACGACAATTAATTTTACTTTTGATTCTGGATCAATCTCGGCTTCCGATGCGACAGTCGATGTTTATCTGGGATCTCCTTACACGAACATTGCGACTTCCAACATTCCGGCAACAACCGTAAGTGCGAAAACAACGATCACAAGCATAGATTCAGCCAATGACTATATGCTGATATGGGATGCGACTGATTCAGCTCTGAAAAAAGCTACGGTTGCCAATACAGTTACGCACCAGGATCTCGACTTTGAAGGTGATTCAGGATCATCATCCGTTGACCTGGATTCACAATCATTCGACATCGCAGGTGGAAGCGGAATTACAACAACGGCTTCAGGACAGACCCTGACTGTCGCAGGTGA